TGAAGATGGCGAAATCATCGGGTGTTTCGGAGTTCCAGATCTTCAGGATTTCATCATAGGTGTTTCTCATACTATTGGGACACTTTAGAGGCTACAGTTACTACTCCTCTAGCAAATGTGGGTAATACTCTTCCACCTCTCCAATCAGTTCATCAACTGTATACTTATCAAAATTTTCATCCATCTGATCGTATAGAATTGCCATCATAGTTTTGATGTCCATGTCATCCAAGATCTGGTTAATCATTGCATCTTGGAGTGCATCACGGTCGATGATTTTTTCTTCGGTCATTGTCATTTGGTGGGGAAGTTTTTGCAGACAGCATCACACAGGATGCTAGTAAGTTTATCTTTGTGATTACTCCACTTATCAACATCTTCCCATCCAAACATTTCCATAAAGGTTTCATCAACAATAGAATCAATGTCCTCCATTAGTTGTTCACGTTGAGTCAACATTTCAAGTTGGTCCATCATTTTTGTGTGAAGATAATCTTTGATAAGTGACATGAATCAGCACGCACATGCCATGGCAGAGTTGAATAATTGAGGGAGCATATCTCCATCGGTTACTTGATAACCATAACCCTCAATCCTTGAATCAAGTTCACGTTGAAAGTCTTTTTTGTTGATGTAACTCTTAGACTGAGTTGTACCCATGAAAGTAACAACCTTAAGCATCAAACGATTGTGAATCTCACCATCAGCAAATTTGACGGGGTAGAAGTCAACAACCATGTTGCCATCTTTGGAAGTGAGTTGCATTTAGAAAAACAGCGAGTGAACTTACTACTAGGACACTTTAGAGGCTACAGTTACCATATCTCAGTGAAACGTTTGTGTGTTGCTTTGGTCATTCTTCCATCTGCTAACATATTATCGCAAACATTTACGAAGACTTGAAACTTTTCCTCTCTTGTCAAAGTATCTGCTCCCGCGCAATTCTTCATCACGTCGATCATTTGTTTCTTAGACGTAATCATTTCAGAACCTCACGATAATCAATGGATTTGATGCACCAACCGATCACATTTGTAATCTCATCAACTAAATCATCCTCATCAATTACTTCCCATGTTCTTGCCTGAACCTCTTCAATTATGTCATCCTGTGTTAAAGTTTGGAGAGGATCTTCATGGTCGCATAAAACATACCCATCATCTTCCCAATCAAATTCAATTTTTGTGACTTGGAATTGCATTGGTTTTTTGTAAACAGAAAGTTTGTTCAGTTGTTGTTGCAAATCAGGAAAAAGATCATTCATCTTAGAGATACAGGAACGAACCGTAAGGATCACAAATGTGAGGATTATCTGCTAACTGTGTGATAAGATAGCGGACACCTTTTGCGGGTGCTTTGTATGATGCAGGTTTGTAACATTCGCCAGTGTTCTTATCAACGAACATGAAGCAAGAACGTCCGTAAAGTCTCTCACCACTGTTGGAAAGATAAGACCAAACTTTGATATATTTGCGACCAACTTCATACTCAAGTTGAGTATAAACAGAATGACCAGATTCGAGTGCATTAACTTTCCACTCATTGTTCAGCACTTCGATGAGTGCTTCAGTCAAGAATTGTGGTTTGGTTTGAGTTTCGATCATTTGAGTTGCGTTCATACTACTGGGACACTTTAGAGGCTACAGTTACCATTACCATGCCTTTTCCATGATAAAGTTAGCACGGGAGAATTCTTCACGATCAACAACTTTGAACATGCCAAACTTGTTTGTGATAACATAACCCTCATGCAAAGATTGCTCGGTCTCAATCAAGCAAACAATCTCATCACATTCATCAATGTAGCAGAACAAATCATCCTTGATAGATGACACGAGTTTCCACAATCTGATGACATTAGCATCACAATCGAATTTTTCTGCAATTTCATTCTCATCCACGACATTTTGGTGGCGGATGCAATCATTGATGTGTTTTTTGATTTTTGTTGCTTTGGCAGGAGTTACAAAGTCACACAGCATCGACATTTGCTTGGCAAACTTACAAATATCCTCCAAATCTTCACGATACGGATTAAGTTTGACTTCAGGTTGCACAAACAAACATTCATCAGTGCTCTCCATAGTAAACATCAACGGAGATGCAGAAACGTTGCGGAAGTCATCACCATTGCTGTAAATTGTATGAGGACAAAGTATAATGTCCTGGGTGATAATCTCACCGAAAACATACGTTAGAGTATTGGGGCGATAAGTATCACTACCACCATACCCGATGAAGTCTGCCTGAATCAAATGTCCTGTACGAGGAACACAATCAAACAAAGTGTGCAGGATTCTTGCTACTTTGCCTTGATAGAAAGTATCAATCTCAGCATGAGAATGTGCGATCCTGATTTTCTTTTTGTTGAATACAGCTTTGGTGCCTACACAGAACTTACCATTGGCAGGATTAGGACCAAAAACAACAGCAGGAGCACCATCCATTTTTGTGCTGATAAAACTCTCAGATTCACTGAACCAATCAAGCACAGAAAGATCACCAGTCAAAATGGTGTCTTCAGGGTGTTCGATGTGTGTATTTTGCATTGCTTTGGTCGTCATCATACTACTGGGACACTTTAGGGGCTACAGTTGCATTAAAAAAGGGAGGATTGCTCCTCCCCTTTATATTCACCGATCTATCGCAACATAATATGCTTTGTCGGTGATAACATTAAACAGAAGAGAAAGATCTTCTCCCAGTTTCTTCACTTCGTAGTTATGAATCCGAAAACGTGCTTTCACATCAAGGAACAAAAGTTCAAGGGTGGCAGCATAATCTTCACGTTCCATAATAACAGTGGGACGAGTCATAAACGAATCGTGTGCTTACACTACAGGGACACTTTAGAGGCTACAGTTATTGCATCGCATTTACCAATGGATTAGAATGATTGCGAATTGTTTCAGGTAGATTATTCCAGATAGATCGTTGTATAAGATCGAATCGAAGATTTAGTGCTCCATTAGTAGACTTAAACGAAACTTCTTCCCAGTCGATCTCACTCATCACAGAATCCATGATCTGTCTATCAATTAGTGATACAATTCCATATCCACGACGATGTGGAAGATCCTCAAAGTTTGATTTTACTTCCATTTCCTTGAAACATGTGGACGGTAAGTAATAATCACAAGAATAGAGGTGTTTTTGATTGCGGGTAGACCCTGGAGTGCCTCCATCGCTCAAACTATAGATTTTTATGATGTTGTTAAGATCAACCTTCTCTTCTGTGCTTTCATGCAACTTAGACCAGATCTGGAAGACACAATTAACTTCAACATCTGCACCACCAGGATAATAGAAACTGCTATCAATTACTTCACTGTGAATGAGATTATATCCTTTCACTCTTGATTTACAGCTACCTTTGCCATTGCTATCAAACAACTGCGGTACAATAAAACACACAAAGTCCGCAAACTCTAGTGAATGATTGATAAACTTCAGGGCAAGATTACCTCTCAATCCGAATGGTGGATTGCCAATGATTATGTTCTTTTCAGTATCAGGTTGCCACTGCAAAAAGTCTGCTTGAATGACACCATCACATTGTGGTTCAATATCTACACCAGTCCTACGATCTTCAGGCATCAGTGTGTAGAATGATCCATCACCTGCTGATGGTTCAATGTAATGGTATTCACGAAGATCTATGCCAAGTGATGTTAGAATCTCATGGCATTTGTCATAACAATACTTCGCTGTCTCTTTATTTGTGAAGAATTGATCTTTCTCTTTCTCTGTATGTTTGCTGTAATCTATCTCAATGCCTGCAATTCTACACAGATCAAAGTAATATGATCCAGGCACATCTTTCTTCTCTACCCATCTCTTTACTGTACCAATATGCAAGCCAAGTTCATTAGCAATGTGCTTGATTGTGTGAGTTTTGTTGATAGTTTCAAAAAATGAGTAGATATTATTCATGCAAGTTTTTTGAGGAGGAAGAGAGCAAGAAGTTCATCACAAGGGTTATTGAAATCATACTCGAATGTGACGCCTGCGTCAATACCATTGCGGATTGATTTCATGCTAAAATCAACCTTTGCTTTGCCTTCTTCGTTCTTACGTTGGTGTCCCTTCTTGCCAAAGATAGAAAGATCGAGATTGTTATCTTTCACCACTTCATCATAATCAACGATGGTGATAAACATCACGTCATTGCGATCATAATCAAGGAAGACCAACTTATCCCACTTATTGTCAGAGAAGTAAACATTTTCATGCTGCCAACCGATTGGTTTGCCGTTAGCAACAGTGCGACCAGATGTTTTTACTTCAACACGACGTTTGCCATTGTGAAGAAACCAGAACAAATCATAAACTCCATCATCATTTGCAGTGTTGGAATCTGCATCCCATTGAACTGGAATATCAGTCAATTCTTTGATAAGTTTGAAGAGAAGTTCTTCACCAAACTTACCTTTATAGTCGGTAGAGAAGTGAGTAACACTTTCAAACAAAGATCCCGCCCAATATGATGCTTGCTGACGATAATCTTCGATCAAGTTGGTGACGAGTGCTTTCATTGCGAAGGTGTCGTTCTTATACTATTAGGACATTTTACAGGCTACAGTTAGAAATAGCAAGCGAAGGGTATCAGTGCATTAAAAAACGCCCGCAACGGTGTTACAGGCGATTGTAGAGGGGTCTCAGAGAGTGTTATGGTTGATAGTGACTTGCGGGTTTATCTGTACCCTTACGAATGTCACGCACCAATCTGTCACCTGCTCTCTTCAATTTGCGACGTTCGTCCCTAGAATAGCCTGATGCCTTTTGGGGTTTGTAGTTAGGTGACACTGCTGTTTTCTTCTTCTTAGTGAGAAGTTGTGATGCTGTTGGTGTTGCTTTTTTCTCAGGTGCAGCTTTGCCACCTTTCTTAGCAGCAATTCTTGCTAATGCTGCTTTCTTTCTTTCAGCTTTAGCTGCCGCTGCTTGTGATGCTGCTGCACTGCCTCTTGCTTGTGTTGGTTGTTGCTCTCTTGTAGATGCTTGACGTTGAGTGCCAATATCCTTGCGGTCTTTATACGATTTTGCTGGCACCATCTTGCCACCTCCAGCA